ACTTACTGATGTCCACGTAGGAGCTGTGGAATTTCATCATAGTAAATTTAAAGAAGCTGTAAACAAAATCTATAAAGACGATAATGCTAGATGGTTTGGTAATGGAGATTTAATTGAGTGCATCCCTCCAGCATATAAGATAAGTCAAAGAGGACAATTGATTCCACCAGACGAACAAGTAGAGTCTTTCTTAGATGCTGTAAGACCAATAATGGATAAGTGTTTATTTATTCGTGGTGGTAATCATGATTATATACGAAGTATTAATGCTTTAGATTATGATGTTGTTCGTTCTATGGCTAGAGAAATTGGAACTCCTTATTATAGACTTCCTGGGTACACCCAGCTAAACGTGGCTGGGAAACAATGGAATCTTGTTTCTGGTCATGGAAAGAGTGGAGCTAAGAATGGAGACTTAGAATTAAATGCTATGGCTGCTGTATACTCTCAAGGAGATGTATTCTACTTAGGGCATAATCATCAATTATATGCGAAACCTGTAGACTCTTTAATCGTTGAAAATGGAGAAGAAAGGTTGCATAGGAGATGGTATATACGTGGTGGTAGCTTTTTGAACTATGCAGATTATGCAAGATATAGTTACTATCCCATTGTAAGAACTGGTTGGGTGACTATGCAATTTGATAAAAATGAAATAAAATGTTGGGAGAATTAGATGGATTATGATGGTGGAGATTGGCGAGACCCTATGATACCAAAAAAGATAGATTTGCCTCTTGATGTGGCAATATCTGACTTGAAAAGGTATAAGAGTGAATTGCCGTCTAATCTTTATTCGTTGTCTTCCTCTCAAGTTGGCTATCTTAAAAGGATGTTGGCTATAATAGAGGGAATGCAAATACCAGAGAAAATGACAAGTGATTAGGCAAGACTATGAGTACAAACCACGTAAGGGTGGGAAGAAAACAAGGCAGGGTACTGGTAGGAATTCTAAGTTTGGAACAAAGGGGAGTAAAAAATACTATAGAAAAAGACCAAGAGGTCAAGGAAAGTGAAAGACCATAAGATAAAAAGTAAACCATTTGATAAACTTGTTGATTCTCTAGACGCAGATAAAGAGGAAGAAAAGAGATATGAATTGATAGGAAAATTTGCTATTGCCCAAGCTCTTATGGGGATAGAAAAAACACTTGATTGGAAAAATAAAATAATAGGAAGAAAACCATTGCATGAATCTTCTATTGAAGATTTAACAAAACTAATTAAAAAATTAAGGGGAGTATATAGGTGGCAAAGAGAAAATCAACAAGAAAAGAATTAGAAACAATAATTCAAGCTATTGATATGAGAACCTATCAAGGTGTTAGAGCTATGGATTATTTGGTAAGTGCTTATATTGAATATAAAGGCGATACCAAGGATTTTGAAAAATTTCTAGAAAAGAAGATAGATGAATCTAAACCAAAAGAACGTAAGCGAAGCGGAAAAGACATTATTATTAGCAAGTAAGGATTTAATAGCTTTTGGTAAACTATTTCTTCCTGATGACTTTTTAAGGTCTGAAACGCCTCCCTTTCATTATGAGGTTGCTGATGCTATTGATAATAAAAACTGTAAACAATTAGCTATAATCCTGCCTAGGGGTCATGGGAAAACTGTACTTACTAAGGCAAGTATATTAAAAGATTTTTTATTTTGCCCAACTGATGATGTTCATTTCTATGCTTGGGTTTCAGCTACTCAAAAATTGAGCGTTGGGAATATGGATTATATTAAATATCATCTTGAATATAATGATAAAATAAAGTATTATTTTGGTAGCACAAAGGGCATGAAATGGACAGAAGAGGATATAGAATTAAAAAATGGATGTAAACTCATTAGCAAAAGTAATGTTGCTGGTATTAGAGGAGGAGCTAAGCTCCATAAAAGGTATGACCTCATCTGCTTGGATGACTTTGAGCATGAAGCGAACACAATCACGCAAGAAGCGAGGTCTAAAAATGCGAATCTTGTTACTGCCGTTGTCTATCCTGCTCTTGAGCCTCATACTGGTAGGTTACGTATTAATGGTACTCCTGTACATTATGATGCTTTTATCACTAGGCTTCTTAATTCTTATGAGAAAGCCACTAAGAGTGGCACTGAAAAAGATTTTGCATGGAAAGTGATTACACATAAAGCTATTGATGACGAAGGAAATCCATTATGGTCATCTTTTTTCACAAAAGAAAAAATAGAAGAAAAGAAGAAATTCTACAGGGATTCGGGTCAGGCTTCCAAATTTTATCAAGAATATATGATGGAAGTTCAATCCGCAGAAGATTCCGTATGGACACATAAAGATATAAAATTTTGGGATGGATTTTATGAGTACGATGAAGGTTTTAACTATCTTAAAATCGATGGTGAAAGAATTCCTGTTAACACATTTATTGGTTGTGACCCTGCTACGGATATCGATACTAAGGAATCAGACTTTTCGGTCATCATGGTCATCGCTATTGACATTAATAACAATCTTTACGTCTTGGAGTATGAACGCCATAGAGCTATTCCCACGATTGGCTCTAAAGATTCTGAGGGGAACTTTATAAGAAAGAAGGGGGTAGTAGATTATATTATTGCGCTCTATGAGAAATATAAATGCATATCAGCAACTGTTGAGGATGTTGCTATGAATAGAAGTATTTTTCAAGCATTAAATGATGAAAGAAGAAGATTGAATAAGTTTAGTATTTCGGTTATTCCACAAAAACCTGGGGGAACACAGAAGCTAAATCGTATATATAGTGGTCTTTCGGGACGTTTTAGTACTGGATGTGTATATTTAAAAGAAAATATGTTTGACTTAGTTACAGAAATTGTTACATTCAGCCCGAGAATGGCACATGATGATACCATAGAAAGTCTGTATTATGCCAATTTACACGCCTTTCCTGCTAATTTAAGCAAAGATGGCGATGGAACTTGGAAAGCTGCTGTTCGTAAAGCTAAAAACTGGGTTGTTGCATGATTCTAAATAATAATTCTGGTTTACCAGTTGAACGAGCTAAGGATAGTTCGTTAGAGACTAAATCGCAATTAGGACTACCTTATAAAAATGGAGCTGGTGGTGTTAAGAGCGTATGGCAGGATTTTACTCCGCCAGTAAAGTTAAATAAAAAAAACCCATTAGTATTTAAAGTTCCATTTGATACATTTGATAATAGATTAAATGCTATTGCTGAGGATGAGTATAAGAAAACATTAGATAATCTTTTAGGTAAAAGAATGATAACTCCATTGAGAGGAAAATATGTTTGAAGAAATTAAAACAGAAGTTGCTTTTATTAAGGATACGTATTTTAATATGGATTACGAGGAGGTTCGATGATTAGCGTACCGCAAATGAAATCATTAGTTAAATCAGTATGTGAGTCAATGGGGGATAAATATGCAACGGAAGATGCAATTAATCTCGTATTAGCGACTGGCATTGTTGAATCAAGATATGAATATATTCGTCAGTTGGGGGATGGTCCAGCTAGAAGTTTTTGGCAGGTAGAACCAGCGACCTGTGTAGACAATCTTGCTCACTATCTTAAGCATCGCCCAAAATTAATGGGTAAATGTGCTGAAGCTAGTGTGGTTGATTTAAAACATTGGCAAGATTTTGATGAGAAAAAATGGGAAGAAATCCTAGAAAAAAATATAGCTGCTGGAATCGTTCATTGTAGATTAAAGTATTGGAGGGTTCCCAAGAAAATGCCTAATACAATCGAAGGACAAGCTGATTACTGGAAAAAATATTATAACACAGAGGGCGGTAAAGGCGACCCTGAGCATTTTATAGATGCTTGCAGGAAATATCTAGTTTAGGAATTTGGTATGCCTAGAATGACAAATAAAAAGAAAGCTGGAGCAATAAAAAGTTTATGGGAAAAAGCTAATTCATCTGAAAGGCAAAGATGGATGAGACTTCAACAACGTGGTTATGATTTTTTCCTTAACGACCAGCTTTCAAAAGAAGAACAGGATACTTTAGAAGAAGCTGGGATGCCAACTTTTATTATTAATCGCATAACACCAGCGATTGAAATGATGAAGTTTTTTGTTACTGCTAACAGTCCTAGATGGCAGGCTGTTGGTCAAGAGTCTAGCGATACAGACATAGCTGCCGTCCATGCTGATGTAGCAGCTTTTTGTTGGCATCTTAGTAATGGTGAATCTATATTCGCTCAAGTGGTTCAAGATGCATTAACAAAGGGGATTGGGTATTTTCTTGTTGATGTAGACCAAGATAAGGATAATGGTCTTGGTGAAGTTGTATTTAATAGAATAGAGCCTTTTGATGTTTATGTAGACCCAATGAGTCGTGATTTTCTATTTAGAGATGCTTCTTATATCATTGTTAAGAAGGATATGCCTAAGTTTCAATTAGAGCAAATGTATCCTGACATGAAAAGAAAAATTAAGTCTGCTACTGGAAGTCCAAGTAGCTCAGGTGTTTTTTCTCTTCGTGACATTGTAAATAGTGATAGTATACAACCTGATGACATTAATGGTTCTTATAGACCTCCCGAAGGTGAAGAAGATGAATTAATTGATTTCTATGAATGTTATACAAAAGAAAAACTACCTTTCTATAATGTATCTCTTCAAATAGTCCCAGATGAAGCTTCGGTAAAAGCTCAACTTGAAGCAGCAAATGCTGATATGGAAATTTTTAGAGAAGAAGCACTTGTACAAGCTGAGGAACGTAAAGCTCAAGCTCAAGTACAATTAGATAATGGTGAGATAATTCTTGAAAGATATGAACTTGAGGTTAAACAAGCTGAAAAAGAAGCTGCTGATTTAATAGAAAGAAAAGAAGCTGAAGTAAAAGAAGCGATTATCAATGAACAAAGCACTGTTGAAACAAAAATTTTATCGGAAGAAGAATACAAATTAATAGAAAATCACGAATTAGTTATTGATGCTGTTAAATTTTATGATACTAGAGTGAAGTTATGTTGTGTTGCAGGAGATAAGGTATTATACGAATATCATCTAAGCAATACAGAATATCCAATAGTCCCAGTTCCTTATACTTATACTGGGACACCATACCCTATGAGTTCGGTTACTCCTTTAGTTGGTAAACAACAAGAGATTAATAAAGCTCATCAATTAATGATTCATAATGCAAATTTAGCTTCCAATCTTAGATGGCTTTACGAAGAAGGAAGTGTTCCAGAGGAAGAATGGGAACAATATTCATCTTCTCCAGGAGCACTATTAAAGTATCGTCAAGGTTTTACACCTCCGACACCAGTACAACCTTTAGGAATAAATCAAGCTTTCTATACAATTACTCAAGAAGGTAAGGAAGATATAGAATATATATCTGGAGTTCCACGTTCTTTACAAGGTGATGTTTCAGCTCAACATGAAACTTATCGTGGTCTTCTTGCTCAAGATGAGTATGGAACTAGGAGAATAAAAGCTTGGATGCAAACAGTTGTAGAACCTGCTCTTGAACATTTAGGTAGAATATTTAAAGAAACTGCTCAAGATGCATATAGTGTTCACAAAGTATTTCGTATTGTCCAGCCTGGAGCTGGGGCAGATTTAGAATCAAGAACTAGAGAAATAAATGTTCCAATATATAATGATTTTGGTGAAGCTGTTGGTAGATGGAATGATTATCAGTCCTCTAAATTTGATGTAAGAATTGTAGCTGGTTCAACACAGCCAGTTAATAGATGGGCATTGATTGAAGAATATTTTAGATGGTTTCAATCAGGTCTTATCGATGACATCGCTATGTTAAGCGAAACAGATATAAGAAATAAAGAATCAATTATCAAACGTAAGAGCCTATATGCTGAATTGAAAGGCACAGTTGAGGCATTGCAAGACCAAATAGTAGACAGGGACGGAACAATAGAAACATTGAGTCGTCAATTAATACAAGCTGGTATAAAAGATAAAGTTTCTACTGGAGCTATGGAAGTCAAGAAAGATGTTCTTGAAACCAAAGCACAGCAAAAATTTCTTCGCAGAATGGTACAAGAAGAGCAATCTAAAGCCAAGTCTGCACAGAAAGAAAAGGCAAGCAAATAGAACTTGCATAATAACTGTCAATTAACTAAGTTATGGAGAAAAAATTATGGCAGATACACAGGACAACTTGCAACAAGCAACCTCCGAACCAACTGCTGAGCAGATGACCAGCGATGATTTCTTCGCTGCGTTGGATGCGTCAATAAATCCTCTTGAAAGTGATTTTGTGGACGCAAATACTGAGGGCGATGTGCCTGCTCAGGCGGAAGTGGAAGACAACTCTCAATCGGTAGAGGCTGATGAGACCCCTTCACAACCCAATCAACCGAGGCACGACTGGAAGAAGAGATATGAAGATTCAAGTAAAGAGGCGAGAAATTTAAATGACCGCCTTAGTAATCTTGAACCTTATGCACCTCTTCTTGACGCAATGAAAAAAGACCCTAATTTAGTCACTCATGTGAGAGGCTATTTTGAGGGTGGTGGTTCGACTCCATCTAATCTTAAAGAACAAATCGGTATTACCGATGAAGATTTCGTTTTTGATTATGATGAGGCAATTGAACAACCTGCTTCAGATTCTGGGAGGTTATTGAGTGCAACAATAAATGGTGTAGTTGAAAAAAGGCTTGGAGAATTTGCTTCACAGCAAAATCAAGTAAATCAGCGTTCAGCTGATGAACAAGCTTTTAGACAACGACATGAAATGTCTGATGAGCAGTTTAGCGAAGTAATTAATTTTGCAAAAGCTAATACGCTTACATTAGATGATGTTTATTATCTTATGAACAAAGATTCAAAAGAGCAAAAAATAGCTGAACATACCAGAGAAGAAACAGTAAAACAGATGAAAAAAGTACGTTCTAAACCTAGAAGTGCTGCAGCATCTGGTTCAGCTTCGTCACAGTCAGGTGATAAGTCAATGGACGATGAAGTCTTCGAGTTTGTTAGAGATTCAGATGTAGGAGGATTACCCGAACTACAAATCTAACTAACAGGAGATAAAAACGATGGCTAGTATACCTAAATATCTATCTAGCGTGTCTGGTCTTGCTGGTGGCTCACCTGATACTGGTGAATTAAGGCGTAAATTTAATTTCGCTGAACGTTTCTCAGAATTAGCTGTTGAGCAAACCCCTTTCTTTAGACTAGTTTCTAAAGTTGGGAAACGACCAACTGATGACCCTCAGTTTAAATTTACTGAGAAGAGACATTCTTGGCATAAAAGGTATGCTTACGTTTTAGGGCTCGATGGTGACGCAGGCGGTGGCTGCGACATTGACGATGCAACCCTAACTGAATCCGATGGCTCGGCTCTATCTGTTGGTGGAACTATAATTGTATATATGGCAACAGACTATAAGTCTGCTGGTAATATACAAAATGTCTATGGCTCAAGCTCTAACTTTGAAGTTGGCGCAGAAGGCACTAGACCACAGTTCTTCCTTCCAAAGCAAATCATAAGAATTCCATTATCTGCAACAGCCAATGGCTCTGCAGTAGTGGCTGATTATGCACTTGCTCAGGTAGTTTCAGTCGCAAGTGCTGACGTCAATATTTCTAGCTTATCAGCCAGTTCAAATACTGCTGCTGAGACTCAGAAATTGACTTGTCAGTTACTTAGGGTTCCAGCCTCCGCTTCTAATAATGCACTAACCTCATACGCAAGTGATGCTCCAGTTGTTGATGTTGGCGATAAAGTCATACATAAGGAACTGGAAGCAATGCGTTGTTATGTCGTTGGTAGTACATACGAAGAAGGCTCTAGCCTTCTTGATGAATCATGGATGGATAATCCTTATTCAACTGGTTTTGGAAGAACACAAATCTTCCGAACAGAATTTGGAATGACCAATACCATGAGAGCTACTATGCTCAAGTACGAACCAAACGAATGGGCAAGAGTATGGAAAGACCGCTTGGTAGACCATAAATGGGATATCGAATACGCAGGTCTTTTTGGTAAACAGGGTTCTGCTACTGTAAGTAGTAAGACTCATTACTATACTCAAGGTGCAGTTGATTATGTTCTGAACAATGGTAATATATTTGCCTTAGACCATGCAACAAAGTCAGCTGATGACTTTTTGGATGACATGAGTTCATATATTGACCCACGTTATAACAATAGTAAAGCGACTGTATTCTTTTGTGATACAGAAACTTACAATTGGTTACACAAGCTAAGTGGATACTTTGCTAATAATCTTGGTAAAGTTGTACCTGGACAAGCAGCTAATACAGTTGCTAATAGTGGTACTTCCATGGCTCGTTCAGACTTCTCAGCAAATGGAAGAGGTAAGGCGTTCGGTGTTGACTTAACAAGTATCTCTACTATCTATGGTGACATGAAAGTGTCCCGATGCATTGCATTGGATGGAAGTGGAATTAAGATTCTTGCAGTTAACATGAATAACGTAGCATATCGTCCTCTCGTAGGCAACGGTGTGAATCGTGATACATCTGTCTATGTCGGTGTTCAATCTTTAGAAAACACTGGTACAGATAAGCGTGTAGATATGATTCTAACTGAAGCTGGTTTCGAGTGGAAGATGCCAGAATCCCACGCTTTGTGGAAGTAAACAATGAGGACGAAGCCCTGATGTAGCTTTTGCTCCCTTTCTATGCATTGGGGCTGACTCCTTATAAAAATGAGATTTGAATGAAACTTTGGGAAAAAGTAAATAATGTAACAGGAAATAGCTCTAAAGCTAGATTCCTTGTCGAAGATTTAAATATAGCTTCTAAATGGCTTGTTAATTCATTGCCTGAAAGATTCTTATGGAGTGTCGCTACTGATACAACAGGGGACAGCAATCAGGAAGGATTAGAGGGTCAAAATAGTAGTGCTAGTAGTGTTTTAGGGAACGGCTCTTCTGTTGCTTATGATAGAATATTAGCTGTTTATCGATTTGATAAGGGGAAAAAGCGTATTTGTCAAGAAGTAAAAGATTCTATGGCTTATGCTTTTGAAGAAGAATCGAGTTTATTGGGAGCAACAAATATGTTTCCGAAATATTACAAATTGAATGGAAGGGTTTATATAAAACCTGACCCTGATTATAACGCATCTACATCAAGTGCGTATTCATATACTGATGTCGATGGAAATACTATATCTGTATCTATCAAGAGCAGTGCTAATGATGCTGATTATTCGTCTGGAGATAAAGGGGTTGTTGTATACGCAGCTCCACCTTTAGTTGATGAAAATACAGATTCTTGGGTTTTAGTAGAATATGAAAATATAATAATTATGTATGCTGGTGCTTTGGATAGCATGAAAAAATCAAGTACGTTAAGGGACTCATCCGCAAGTGAGATTACAAATATCTCGTCTACCCTTCTTGCTCAATATCAATCGAACTTCCCTACATATGCTCCTCCAATTGCACCAGCTGCAAAAACTCTTACTTTATCTGGGTCTGTTCCTTCATTCGGGGATTCTTTAGAGTATGACCCACCAGTATTTCCATCTATTGTTCCATTTATTGATAGTGATTCTTACTCTAATGAAACATTAGATACAAGTAGTATTCAATTAGATGTAAGTGATTTAAGCGTAAATATTGAACCACTTGTTAGCGACCTTCAATTAAGCTTAGAAACTGGTTCTGGTCAAAACTTAGATATGAGTGTATTAGATTTAGACTTAGACTTGGATGGATTATACGCACCCGAATTACCATCTGAGCCTGATATAGCTAGTGTTTCATTAAGTCTACCTTCACCGCCAGTTGTTCAGCCCATTACTTATTCTGCTCCTAGTGGTTATACTATGGATAGGACTGGTCTTGACGATACACTTATAACTGAATTACCAGTTTTAGATATGCCAGTTTTTACATTTGATTCTAGCGGTTATGATGAAGCTATTGAAAAAGCAAAGAAATTTGTACATGAAAATCAAACTTTTGGTGGTGAAACAGCTCTTAGCGCAGGATATGAATTATTTGATGAAGATACCGAGCAAGTAAGCAATGCTTTACAATTAGCATCCCAAGAAGTTAGTAGGGCTGGTAGTGAGTTAAGTAAGCAAGGACAATTATTATCAGATTATCAAGCAAAGGTTCAATCTGAGTCAACAAAGTTCTCAAGTAACTTAAATAAATTTCAACAAGATATAGCTAAAAGAACTCAAGATGCAAGTACAAAGCTAAATGCTTATAAAGCAGAACAAGCTGATAGCTCAACTGAATATCAAGCAAAACTATCTCAATATCAACAAGATGTTAGTAGATATCAAAATGAAGCAAGTACTAAAATAAATGAATATCAACAAAATATTAATACATTATTGCAAGAATATTCACAAGTATCAGGTCAAAGATTAGCGAAAAGTCAAGCCGAATGGAATGCAAGAATCCAAAAAGCAACGCAAAAAATACAGAAAGCTGGAGTTGAGTTAACAAGAATTACAAACAAACTACAAGTTGAAAGAGCAAAGCTTGAGGAATTTCAAAGCAAGATTCAAGTGTTTCAACAAAAAGCACAAGTCGAAATTAGTAAGTTTGAGAATGAGTTAAATAAGAGAATACAAAAATATAATTTAGAATTTCAAAATACGGTCTCAGAATTTAGTGCAAAAGTAAACCAAGCTCTATCTAAATATCAAGCAGAGTCACAACATTCTATTGCTAAATTCACATCACAGGCACAGCAATCATTAGCAGAATTCAATACAAAACTCCAAGCCACTATGGGAGAATTTTCTGCTAAAGTTGATAAATATGTTAAGGAAAATCAACAGATAATTGCTAAATTTCAAGCAGAAGTGAATCAAGATATTCAAAGATACAATGCAGATGTGCAATCTGAAACTGCAAAATTTAGTGCAAAATCTACGGAAGCTAAAAAATATCTTGATGAAGCTGGTCTTAGACTACAAATTGCTGGTGATTATACTCAAAAATCTGAGCAAGTTTGGAGTAGAGCTCAGACTATGTATCAATGGGCAATGAATGAACTCAAGTCTGCAACTGGTGCAACAGTAGCCTCACCAGAGCAACAATCAGCCCAAAGAACTGAGGAAGGCAAGAGTTCATAATGCCAGGAAAACATAAACGTAAGAAAAAGAAGCCATCAGGAAGAAAAAAACGGAGGAGAAAAAGTAACGCCACTGGAGAAGGCAGAAGAAAGTATAACTATTAATTGATATGACTATATTAGAAATAATGGAAAGAGCTGGGACTAAAGACGTTAAACTCGTTAGAGCTTGGATAAAAGATGGTATACATCTGATTCAATCTACTGGAGTTGATGGATTAAAAATTAAAAAGCAAAATATTGTTAATGCTGGTGATGGTGATGACCATCAATATGACCTTCCATCTGATATGATTTCATTAGATAGTGTATCTGTTTTAGATACAAATGATGATAATAAATATAAAAGAATTAGTCGTTTAGTTGGAGATATAGAAGTTAGCGAGGATACAACACCATGAGTAGTAATGTAATACATGAGTGGTTTTATCAATTAAAAGGAAAGAAGTTACAATTATATAAACTTCTAAGAGGCGGGTACGCACCAACGAATAAAGGAGAATTTTTACGTGGTCGTGATAAGTATATATATCCAGACGAAGCTATTACGAATGGTCTAAGGATAGAATATACTGCGCTTATAAAACCATTTGTTGACAAAGACCCTAGTGTTCTTGTTAATGGTGCTAATCCTACTTTAGTTGAACACACAGTTGGAAATAGTACGGCAGCTGACAGAGTTACGGAAAATTCTCATGTAAATTTAAATAGAATGCAATCTTTAGCTATTGTTGATTATGTTAAAGCAATGCTAAAGGAACAAGAGGGAGAAATAGAGGCTAAGGAGTATTATATGAGACAATTCTATAAGAAACTTGGTGACAACGAAAGCAATAAAAGGAAAATATCTATGAGTTTTCCTTCTAACCCATACGCAGTGAGGTAAAACATGGCAGATGTATATTCAAAAGTTGATGTTAGTGTTAG